TCGGCCAGATTGTCACCAAACCCAAGGGTTGAGATGTCCTTGTTCTCGGTTGATGAGCCGTAGGTGATGAGCGCGCCGCCCTCGTCGTCTTCCTCGACGGTGAAGTCGTCCTCGGCCTCCGGACCTTCGCCCTCGGCTTCCATTTCGGGCATGTCCTCGTCTTCAAGATCCATGGGAGCCTGCATCAGGCCCTTGTCTACGTTGTTGAAGCGGGACTTTGCCATTAGTAATAGACCCTGTTGGATGGACGCTTGGTCATTTCCATCTGGTAATCATCGGGGTGGCCGATGAACCCACCCTGTCGGAACCGCATCAAGGCTTGGCTGGCGCAATCGACGTGATCGTCATGCTCACCGAAGGGGAAAGACGCCAATTCCTCCACGACTTCCTCCGCCCATGAGGCATCCGGCCTCCAGATCAGTCCGGACTCGAACAGAGGGGAGATCGAGTTCACCCTTGAATGTTTATCATTACCACGGGAAGGCGTAAAGTTTACAACAGGAATGCCCATGGCTCGCAGTTCCTGCGTCAGCGGTGTCCCCGAAGCCTTGGCCTCGATCAAGACCGTCTCCGGCTCCCAGTACTTGTACTCCTCAAGCGTCACCCGTTTCAGATCGGGGAACTCCCACCGGCCCTTCTTGGCGTCCAAGAGGATGGCGTTGGGGGCCGAGTCCTCGGTTGGATAGAACACCCCCCACGTTTGGATGGCGCTAAAGTCAGCGGTCCGTGATTTGAGGAACGCCGTGTCGTAGCTCTGGATCACATACTGGAGCCTCGGGATGTCCTTCTTCTCCCAAACCTTCCACCAATCCCTCTTGATCAACGAGGAGGCGTCGGAGGTAGGACGCTGCATATACTGCGCCATCCACTTCGATAACGAGATCGAAGCCTTGATCTTCTCCAGTTCCTCCAGCTTCCAGTATTCTGGCCATAGGGGCTCCCCGCTATCAAAGATGGCTGGGAACTCGACGACGTCCCACTGGTCGGCCTTGGGGTCCGTGGCCTGCTGCTTCAAAAGCCGAGCCGTCAGATCGGCGTCCCCCCAGCGCGTCATGACGATGACAATTGCCCCGCCGGGTTGCAGACGCTGGCGGGGGCCAGACATGTACCACTCCCAAGCGTTGTCCAAAGCGGTGGGGCTCAAGGCGTCCTGCTCCGAGTGCGGATCGTCAACAATGAAGAGATCCGCGCCGCGACCTGCGATGCTGCCGCCCACACCCGCCGCATAATACTCACCACCGTCATCCGTCTCCCAGCGGTACGCCGCCTTGCTGTCGGCCCGAAGCTTCACGTCTGGGAAGACCTTGTGATAGTCCTCTCCGTCCATCAAGTTTCTGACCTTGCGCCCGAAGCGGATCGAGAGGTCCGCCGTGTGGGTGGCCTGCATGATCTTCTTCGTCGGTACGCGGCCAATGAACCACGAGGGGAACAAGTAGCTGGCGAACTCTGACTTCGTGTGCCTCGGTGGCATATTGATGATCAGGCGCTTCAATGTTCCGTTGGCCACGGCCTCAAGCTTCTGCGCCACAATCTTGTGGTGCCGCCCGGCAATGAACCCCGGCCAAACGAACTTCACGTACTCCAAGAAGTTGTCGTGGGCCTTCTTCGAGGACTCAAGTTGAGCAAGCCGGTCGTAGAGCTTGGCCAGCTTCTTGAGGTTGTCTTCGTCAATCTTGGGGGAGATGGGTGTCATGGAAAGAACTTGCGCCAGAGAACGAGGAGCTTGGACCAGAGGGAGGGCTCCTTGGTCCGTGGACCGTAGTCGTACTTACAAGAGGAGGGGTGCTTCATGGGATTTACGGTACTACAAAATATGGGTGGGGGGTAGGGGATCCTTTGATGTTTGTTGACAATTCGGGGGTGCCGGTACCTTGGAGCGATGTTGACAATTCGGGGTCCACGGGAATTTTTACAATTGGTAACTTAGTGAGGAAAATCGGGTTTTACGCGCGCCCGCGAATCCCGCGCCTCTTTAGGGGGGTGTCGGTTCTCTGACAGGCTCTTGCTTAGGTCCAGTTTGACCCCAAGGGACCCGCGTGGCATGGTCCTTGCTTGTGGGCGCGGCGCGCGATGGCGGACAATGTTCCTATGGGATAGGAATGGGGTAAACGTGAACGAATGTAGAACATTGATTTGGCGGGGAAAAACACCCTAAAAAAAAGACCCCCCTCAGCGGGCCTCCTAGGCCGTTCTAGGCCATGCTCACTCATTACGTACCTGGCATGTTCTATGTTGACATTCTCCCCCGGTTCTGAGATTCTTTTTGTGCGGGGTGATTCGCCCCGCGCCATAGAAAGAAAGGCACAGAACATGACTGATTTAATCAAGGCCCTCTCTGTTGCTCTCGACCGGCTCTCTTCAATTGAAGAGACCATGAACCGGCTCGACCGTCACTCGGAGATGATCTCCCGGTTCAACGACCGGCTCGACCGGTTCGAGGCCCGGTTGACAAAGGCCGAGACCAAGAGCGGAAACGTCGATGTGTGCATTGACGAGATTTGCGCTCTGGAGCGCAAGGTCCACAAGCTCGGAGTCGAGACCCACGACCAAATCACCGTGAACCATGAGTACGGGATCCGGATCCAGACACTTGAGGGAAAGCTTGTGGACATGGACACCATGGACACTGACCACGCTGACCTGATCGAGCGCCTTGACGAGCGGGTCGATCGTATCAAGGACCGGGTCCTGATCCTCGAGGAAAACGGTAACGGTAGCGAGGACCTTGACGACCGTGTCGGCGAGATCCTCGACCGCAAGCTCGACCACGTCCTCGAGGACATGCTCGACTCGGCCCTGTCGGGTCGCGAGATCACCGTCACCCTCTAACTCTATCGGTCAAACTGGTGATCGATCACCAGTTTGACCACCACCAGAAAGGAACATCACATGACCGACTATCCTGTAACAGAAAGCGTAGCGGCCGCTCTAGTCGCATTGTCATCGGCCCTCGCGACACTGACGCGCGAGATCCAGCACACTCAAGGTTTCTCGGCCGCTCTTGCGGACCGGATCGCGGCCCTTGAGGCAATAGCCGTGAACCAAATGAACAATGCACCGGCCGGGCCTAGCACGACTGACGTGCTTCGCGCCCGTCAGTTGACGACGTTTCAACGGGCCGCTGAACTAGGGGCTGGGATCGACGCGCGCCCCGTGCGCGATGGCCAGTGGTGAGGGGAAAGACCATGTCAGATAGCTATATCACTGTAGACGAAAAGAACGGCGTCACTGGTTTCCATGGACCCGACGCGACCCGGCTATGTCATGCGCGGACCGTCAAGCATGCGCTGCGCGCTTGCAAGATCGGTTTCCGCCTGACGCGGACCGCGACCCCGACCCGGTCGTTTGCGATGGCCAGTAAGATCACCGGCAAGACCTACAAGAGGGGCCAGTATGATCAGGCGATAGCCGACGTGAATGAATGGATATGGGCCATGGAAGCGGCTCTGCCCGTGATCCAGCGATAACCGACCGGGGGAGCGCAAGCTCCCCCATTCCACAGAAAGGGAACACCATGCAAACCATCGAAACCATTCTCTTCACTGCTACTTGGCTCTTCATCGGCGGCCTAGCCGTCATCTCCCTGATCTAAGAAAGGATCCACCATGAACACGACCACGATGCATCGCCCCATTCACGCCATCGCTGACGAGATCATCCGCGATTGGAAGAAACCATATTTCGGCGCGGTCCCCTATCTTGGCGCAATGCGGTTCCTTCACACGATAGAGGATAGCTATGGTTACGACGACGCGCGGACCGTCATTCTCTATTTCATGTCCAATGCCACGACATGGCGCGGGGCCAAGGCCCGGGAGATCAAGGCCGAGTTGAAGGCGATGACCGCGCGCCGCTAATCCGGATCCGACCTGCCACCATCCCCCGGTCGAAAGGCCGGGGGATATTTTTTATTGTTCTCTTGTACAATTATATCAAAGGCCCGCGCCAGACGAGGCCCGCGCGCGTGGGGCGAGTGTGGGGCGCATCTCAATTGCATCTTAGGCCCGCGCCAGACGAGGCCCGCGACTAGCTATGCGCCAGACGCATGGAAAAATAAGTTCGAAAACAGCTTGCGTTCTCCCTATTGTTCTCTATACTTACATCGTTAACCGGTCGTAGAAAGGACCTAGGCCATGATCAAGACAGCGCAAGACATGATCAAAGCATTACGCAAAGCAAAGTTTCGCGGGCTCATTCTCTATCGCGGACCGTCCATGCTAGACGGTGCGCCCATTGTCGTTATCGCAAACCGTATCACGGACGCTAGCAATAACAAGAAGACGGGCGCCATGGTTCAAACCTTCATCATTCGCGCCGACGTCGATACGATGACCGCTTTGCGGACGGGGCAAGATAGCAGTGTTTGCGGGGATTGTTCGCATAGGCCCGCGAACAATGGGACATGCTACGTTAACGTAGGCAAAAGCGTAATGAGTGTATACGGGGCACTCACGCGCGGCCGCTATGCGGAACCCGGGGCGGACTATGACCGGTCCATTCTCCCAGACTTGTTTGCGGGGCTCGCGTTTCGCATGGGGACCTACGGGGATCCCACGGCCGCGCCTTTCCAGATTTGGCGCGCTTGCACATTGAACGCGGCCGCGATCAATGGTTATTCCCATCAATGGCGAGACAAGCGTTTCGCCGCGTTTAAGCTGCTATGCATGGCCAGTGCCGATAGCAGTGCCGACCACGCGGACGCCCACGCCATGGGATGGCGGACGTTTCGCGTCAAAGCAATTGGCGCGCCGAGCCTGCAAGGTGAAGTCACTTGCCCCGCGTCAAAGGAAGCTGGACAGAAGACCGTCTGCGCAGACTGTCGGGCATGCGGTGGCCAGAGCGCCAAGGCCCGCGCGTCTATCGTTATTGAGGCCCACGGGCCGACCCGCAAACGCTTTCAGGAGGCTTGAACCATGATCACCACCACCAAAGACCAGCGGCGCGCCCTCGGGCGCGTCTTTGCCCGCGTCCCTCTCGGGATCACCTATCGCGCCTTTCGCGCCACGGCGCAGCCGACGTTCGGTTGCGACGGGGCGATAGTCATACCTTGGCAGGGGATGTGGCTTTGCATCGAACGCGACGGCTATTGTCACACGTGAAACATTATACCAGAGGCCCGCGACCACGAGGCCCGAGCCCCGGGGGGAAACCCTCGGGGCCTTTTGCTGTTCACATTCTGGTGTGGGCGTCTGCAATTGGATCAAAGGCCCGCGAATCAGAGGCCCGCGCAGGGGAGCTATGCGTCTGGTGCATGGCTCTAATTAGATCAGAGGCCCGCGCCGCCGCCATGTCGAGGAACATGGCCAGCGGATCACTATAGCTAAGTGTCTGATCTGGTTCAGCTTTTCCTGTTGCGTCGTCCCAAAGGTCCGCGATCCGTGAACCGTTGTAGATCCTGAGACTCTGGGACTCTGGATGGCTGACCATGTTCCAGACGCATGGCGACACTCGAGATCGTGCGGTTTGCCACGCAATTTGCGCTGGACGCCAAAGCCCGGCTGTTTTGTAGGTCTTTGTCGTACACACCTTTAGCTCCACCCAGATCTCAATAGGCGATTGCTGGCCCGTAGGAGGCCACTGATAGGCCCCATTGATGTCGGGGATACCCGCCCCTACCCGCGCCTCGATGCGCGTCCAGTGGGCCAGCCTGTCCGTCTCTCGCTTCAGACGCTTCCAGATCTCAGCCTCGGTTTTCACTGGTCGATCTCCTCGGCCATGCGCTGGCGCTCATCATCGGGGACGAAGTCGGGGATCCCATCGACGTCGCGGGCATTGGCGACCATGTCGATGGTGGGGGAGGTGGACTGCATCAGGACGGGGAACTGCTGCTGGAGCTTGGCAATCTCGGCGATGACGTCCTCGCGGGACATCTGGTCGATCTTTCCCACAAGGATCTCGCTGCGGGAGATATACAAACCACCGGCCTGTCCTCGAGACTTCTCAGCCGCGACTGCTGCGGTGTAGTTTCCCTTTTCCAAAGCCATGTCGCGGATCTTAGCAAGCTGGCGAATATGACTGTCAAAGGTCACCTCGTATTTGCGGGAGAGTTCTTCCTTGATCTCGGCAATACGGACAAGAACATGGGGATAGTCCCGGCCATTCAGGAACCGGGACGCAGCCCACGCTGCGGTGTTGTCCGCAAACCCGGCTTGTCTCGCCGCCTCGGTGCGGGTGACGTCCTCGGTGGCATAGATCCGGCAGAACTTTTCCTGCTTCTCTGTCAGCCCCTTCGTCTTGGGGTTAACAAGGATATCCATCTTGGGCTTGTGCGTTGCTTTGGCAGTCGCCATGCGGTCCTCCATCGGTGTCCGAAACAGGGTTTTAGCATAAAGAGGGGAGAAAATCACAGGGTGATCACAGGGTGTACCCCTAGAGAACCGGGGGATCACAGGGATCACAGGGTATTTCGAATATTTCCATTTTTCGGCTGCATTGTCACCAGATTAGGGGTCCGTTACGTGTGCGCAGGACTTGATTGACAATTGTTATACTGTATGCACTCACTATACTTACCTATGTGTGCGCGCGGCCGGTAAAGTTCTAATTTCAAAACAACCCTGTGATCCCTGTGATCCCCCGGTTCTCTAAGGACACACCCTGTGATCAACCCTGTGATTTCCTGCCCTCTTTATAGCAAAAGGGCCACGGACCCCGATCCGCCCACATTTTTCCGTTTCCCCCTGTTGACATCCTCTCACCCATATCCTATGCTCACCCCAGTCGCGAATCAGCGACCCCTCACACAGAAAGG